CTATGGTACGTACCGTGCCCTCATCGAGCGTATAGGTAATGCTGGTCTTGCTCTCAGAGAGGAAAACAGAGGAACCACCTCCACTGTTACCGCCACCGGAGGAGCCACACCTCCAGGATAAAAAGATTTTCTGATCGTGTAAGCTGGAAGAGTAGTGTCTACTATCTCTATCCCAGAAAACATCGAAGAAATATGCAAAGTGTTTGGAAAACAGCTTCCAAACATAGCCCCGGAGTCATTTCAAAAAATGATGTGCCAGGTTGTGCCAGGTATGCCCATGTCAAGTGTGCCATGGCACAACATTTTACCTGAGCACTCTTTTGTGCAAGCTAAGGACAATTACGAGCACAAAGTACAAAAAATCATAGATGAAATTGGACCCGACATAAAATATTACGAGGAAATATACACAAAAACTAGTTCCGTTTTCAAGTATCTAAAACCTGCGAAGGTTGATGCGGTAAAACTAAAGCTATATTCCCTTAACGAGGAAAATAAAGTTCATCTGAGTCAGTGGCGACCAGATAAATACGGCTTTCTTCCTGTCCCCGAGTATTCCCTATGTGAGAGCGTTACCGGAAGGATGAAAATAAAGTCTGGTCCAAATATTTTGCTGCTTCCAAAAAAACTTAGAGATATTGTTACTAGCAGGTTTGGAAAAAATGGAAACATTTGGTACCTTGACTACGTTTCTCTGGAGCCAAGAGTAGCTCTGGCCATTAAGCAAATTCTAATGGCCTCGGAAAAAACTCCTCTTCCAATGGACATATATGCCCTGGCTTTAAAAACCCTCAAACTATCAAATGAGATATCAAGGGAAACCATAAAACAAATTGTATTGTCTCAACTTTATGGACAATCCAAGTCCACAATAATCGAAACATTGGAAAAATATAACGTGAGAGACCCGGATGAGGTTGTGGAGATGGTCAATGACTTCTTCGGTATCGACACTCTCCGCCAGTTCATTTTACAAGGCTACCAGAAAACCTCAGGAACTTTTCTAAGGACCTTCTATGGCAGACACCTCACACCAGAGGATGGAAAGCCTCACGCCCTTCTGAACTATTACGTTCAGTCAACGGCTGTGGATATTGCTCTCCTTGGCTTCGCAAAGATTCTTGAGAAACTTTCTGAGACCAAGAAAGCCTTTGATATCATAGTTCCAATTTTTATTCTACATGATGCACTTATTTTAGACGTTCACAAAGACGTTGAACATCTAATCCCTAAGTTGTGTATCCTGAATTCTGTGGGGGTTAAGGAAATCCAAGAACAAACATTCTGGATGACAGGAAAGAAATTATGATTGACCTATTTGATATACCCGAAGAAGTAAAAGAAAAAGAAAAAGAGCAAACGGACAATGATAAGAAAGCCGGAGTTGCTGTCTGGGAGTACAGAAATTCAGACGAGGACTTTGACAGACTCATTGTCATTAGTCTTCAGGGATTGCAAGACCAGATTCACGCTGGCACTCTTCTCAGAGAAGACCTTCCAAAAATTTTGTATGGAATGGAAGGTGCTATTAACGTGTTGAAAACACACTACAATTTGCACCCAAAAACCCCGGAATTCGACAACAAAAAACCTAATGATTTCATTATGTTAGACGAGAAAGATTCTTTAAAGAAGTGATACAAGAATAGTCTTGTATTCCATACTTATGATAGTCCGGTCAAACAATTTATACCGGTTTTTTTAGAAAGTGAGAAATAGTAACATGGCATATAATCTTGATTCAATTAAACAGAAAATAACATCGCTTGCAGGAAATCAGAAGTCAACAGACGCAAAGGCAAAAATAAACTGGGCAAAGTTCGGAATTGGAACCTATGACATAAGGTTCGTTCCGCTCACCGATGGAAATGGAAATCCTCTTGCTCAGCCTTTCTTTGAGGTTGCCTACTACGACAACAAAGACCTCGGAGACAAAAGATTTGTAGCCCCGAGCCAGTTTGGTTCCGCAGACCCGCTCAAGGAAGCTGCAATGGAACTGGCAAAAGACAAGTCCAGGGAAGCTTGGCTCGTCCGCAAAAAGCTTACTCCAAGAGAGAGATACTACGCTGGAATCGTTGTAAGAGGCGAGGAAGAGAAAGGTCTCCAGGTTTGGGAGATTTCTCCAAAGCTCTGCAAGGATATCTATGGAATTCTTGTACATCCAGATTACGCAGAGGAAGATATGTTTTCGATAGATTCCGGGTATGACTTCACGGTCACGGTATCTGCCACCGATAAAATGTTCAACAACTTCCCTGTAAAGGACATTAAGCTTCAGCCCCGCAGGAAATCCTCCAAGCTCCTTCCAAAGAAGGAACAGGTTGAGGCTCTGCTTAAGCAGGTTCCAAATTTTGAGGCTTATTTCAAGGCTCAGATAAAGTCGGAAGAGGAAATGATTGAGATTCGTGATAATTTCCTCGCTGTTCAGTCTGGCGAAGCTACCTCTACGGAAACCTCAGAGGGTTCTGTAAAAGCTGGTTCCTCCGATGAGTCTGCAAAGGCAGTAGCCGATGTAGACGCTGCTTTCAAGGATCTTGAGTGACACTTAGACTTTGAGTAAAGGCTATAGTCACGTCTTTTGAAAACAACAAATTGAAGTCTAAGTATTGAGTTTGGCTCCTGTAAAAGGGAGCCAAATTCATATGAAGTCCCTTATTCTGTAAAACCTGAGAATTATAAATAGGAAAAAAATTATGGCAAAAGCTACAACCACAGCACCTACCAATAAACCTTCAAACAACAATTCCACGGAGGATTTCTCCCAGGAACTTATTCGGCAACTAAACAAGGACCACGGTTCAAATATTGCATTTAATCTTGCATCTGATGATGCGCCCACTGAAATAAAAAGATGGATTTCCACCGGCTCTAGGCAGCTTGACTATATTATCGGCAACAGAAGAGGTGGCGGTTGGGCAGAAGGAAGAATTGTAGAAATCCAGGCTCAGCCCGGCCTCGGTAAATCTCATCTATGTTTTGCAGCCGCTAGGTCGGTGCAGCAAATGGGTGGCATTGTCGTTTATGTTGACACCGAAAATGCCACGAACATAGATAATCTTTCTGACCTTGGCATTGACATTTCGAAGAAGTTTGTTTTCGTGCAAACTGCTTGCACAGAGGAAATCTTGTCTGTTATCGAGAGTACGATTACCAAGGCAAGGTCAATGACAAAAGATGTCCCTGTCATCGTTATTTGGGATTCTGTGTCTCAGTCTTCTCCTAAGGCCGAGCTAGAGGGTGACTACGACCAGAATACAATTGGTCTACAGGCCAGAGTTCTTTCCAAGGGCATGAGAAAAATTGCAAACGTAATTGCAAACCAGAAAGTCTTGCTGATGCTCGTTTCTCAGCAGCGCACAAAAATTGGTGTCATGTATGGCGATCCCACAACTACCTCTGGCGGTATGGCTATTCCATACTCTGCAAGCACCAGAATAAAGCTAACTGGTGGTAAGCAGTTGGAGAAAGATGGAAACGTTATTGGTATCGAGGTTACGGCGAAGACCATCAAAAATAAAGTTGCAAGACCTTTCAGGGAGTGTACATTCCAAATCCACTTCGGAGTTGGAATTAAAGAGCATGAAAATATTTTTGACTTCCTGAGAGAGCATTGTGAAAAGAATGGTGCTGCTACACTTGAGGATGGCTCCACCGTAGAAGTCGAGGGAACGTCTGCCTGGAAGACTCTCAGAATCAAGGAAAAGGGCAAGGCTCCAATAGAAAAGAAGTTCCAGAAGTCAACCTTCGATGAAATTCTGGAAAACCCACAGTACAAGAAATATCTTGATGGCCTTATGGATACGGCTTATGTTATGAAGCCGATGCAAGAGGAACATGCCACTCTCAAGGGAGTTAATTCTGATTCTGTTGAAGAGGTTCAGGCTGCTGGGGCTTTGAATAAGTCTGCGGGCGACCTCGCAGCAGAGACACCCTGAAATATTTGAGGAATGCAAAAATGAAACACCATGACCCAAATGAGGCTATTCGACTTGATGAAAATGAGCCAGTAGCCAAAACCGACTATAAAACTCAGGATCCGGCTTGGATAAATCCAAAGATCCCAACCGTGGACAAGATTATTAGAATTAAGTTCAAGAAAATGTCTGAGACCGCCAAGATTCCCACGGCTATGAGAGACGGGGATATTGGTTTTGACTTATATTGCGACGAAGACTTTTCAATTAAGTCTGGACAAACCGTAAAAATTAAAACCAACATTCAACTTGCCGACATGCCAACCACAGATAGCGACAGGAATCGAATCTTTATGAAAATTGAAGGACGTTCAGGGCTGTCTGCATCTGGTATATTTCCAACTGGCGGAATAATTGATCCAACTTACAGAGGCGAAATTGGAGTTGTTCTAAACTGCTTGAACTTCAACTATCGCGACTATCCTCCGACACCCGGAACCTCGCGCATCTTTAAAAAAGGTGAGCGTGTAGCTCAGCTTGTTGTCTACAAGGTCGCAACTATGGGCGAAATTTCCATGGAAGAAACAAACAGCGTTACAGAAACCAACAGAGGTAAGGCAGGATTCGGAAGTTCCGGTTTATGATGCTGCTTCTTTCTTTAAAGAGGAATTAAAATGAAAGACCTGATTACAAGAATAGAATATGAAGTAACCTGGGAATACATCAAAAAAGATGATGCCTACAGTCATAGCAATCGTTACACTTCTGCAAGGCAGGTTGTTGACGAAATTGGCAAAGTCCTTATGGTGATTGACCACGCAAAAACTGACAAAAGTCTTTATGTCCGCCCCCAGGACCTAAGTGACTTCCATATAGTAAAAAGAATCATCTCAGAGGGAGAAATCACTCCAGAGGAAAAAGAATTTTTGAATGAGAATACATGATTAAAAGAAAAGAGATACACGTAGAAACAAAAATGTGGCTTGTGGCATTGTTTATATTTGTTGCAGCTATATGTGTTGGATATACGGCGATTTCTTTCCTAATACATCAAACCAACCCCGCAGAAGAATGTAACAACCACGATGACTCCTGTGAACTTAATATTCAAGCCAGACCATAAGACAGAGCGACCAATTGTTGTGGTCGATGGTATGAATCTTTTTATTCGTCTGTTCGTGGTAAACGAAAGCGTTACCACAAGTGGAGATCCTGTAGGTGGCGTGGTTGGTTTTATAAAATATCTGAATTATCTCACGTATAACTTCGTACCAAGGAAGTTGGTAGTGGTCTGGGAACAGGGCGGAGCCTCACCGAGACGTAAGAAAATCTTTGAGGGCTACAAGGCAAACAGAGCCAAGGACAAGGAATCCTTCAAAAACATAAAGGATGATACCTCTAAGAGATCCTGGCTTCTAGGCGACCAAGAAAATAAACTTAAGCAACTTCACTTGCTTACACAAGTTCTAAAGCAGATGCCGGTGTGTCAGATTTACATTCCAGAAACGGAGTGTGATGATATTGCCGCTTATTTGCTTCGGAACAAATTTTCTAAAGAAAATGCAAGAAAAATTCTTGTTTCTTCTGACAAAGATTTTTACCAATTGCTGGAAAATCCAAGCATTGAGATATATGATCCAGGGAAGAAAATTCTTGTATCTGCAGAAAAAATTCTGACGGAATATAATATTTCTCCAAGAAACTTTTGCCTGGCAAGAACTATGGTGGGTGACACCTCGGACAATATTCCAGGTGTTGAGGGTATTGGTCTCAAAACCGCAGCAAAAAGATTTCCTTTTTTGGCAGAGGTGGACAAGGACCATCAGCCAAAGGACATTATAGAATATTGCGAGACCAAGCTCAAAGAAAAGTCAAAAATAAAAGCATATTCTGACGTTGGGGAAGCCAAGGAAATTCTTCAAAGAAATTGGGAACTCATGTATTTGGATTCCTCTTCCATGTCTGCTTCTCAAATTGAAAAAATTGATTTTATTGTAGATAACTTCAAACCAAACTTAAATAAATTGGGTTTGATTCGTACAATGATAGACGCTGGCGTCGTAACCGACATTGATTTTGATAGGCTGTCCGTGTTGTTTAAAACTACACTTGTCGAGTAGAATTTTTTGGAATTTTTTCTCGCAGGAACATCTTTAAACAGACGATGGTTTATCTGATGAGTGCCGATGTTAGACTAGCGGACAACAACAACAGTATCCTCTATCGTATCACCAAAACAATAGAGTTATTTTAAGGAGATTGTGCATGTCCACGAGTTTACAGGACAAAACGCAAAATCAAGGGAAACATTTCACCTTTGATAAAACGTTTCAGGAAAAAATTGTTCAGGCCATGATTTCAGATAAAATCTGGGCTGCGCAATTTGCAGAAGTATTGGATGTTAGTTATTTTGAACATGCTTACCTGAAGCTGGTAGCAAGCAAGTATGTGGAATACCACAAAAAGTTCAAGGAGTTTCCATCAAACGAACTTCTGAGAACAATTCTGGTAGAGGAACTTAAGTCCGACAGGGATTCTATTTTAAGGCAGCAGATTTATTCCTTCCTTGTTATGATTGCAAGGAATGAAAATCTTGGCGACCTTCCATTTGTGAAGGACAGAGCCCTTGAGTTCTGCCGCAAGCAAGGGCTCCAGATGGCTCTAGAAAAATCTGTGGAGCTTATTGTAAGCGAGGACTATGACAGGGTAGCCACCGTCATCAAAGAGGCTCTAGCGGCCGGTATGACGACTGCGCCTGGCCTTTCCCTCGGTACTGACGTTGAGGCAAGGTACTCTGAGACGGCTAGAAATCCAATTAAGACAGGAATCCCAGAGCTTGACGCTAAGCAACTTCTAAATGGCGGACTTGGTGCCGGAGAAATTGGCACGGTCGTTGCTCTGTCCGGCGTAGGAAAATCACACATCCTAATCCAGTTTGGTGCAGAGGCAATAAAGAGAGGTAAAAATGTTGTTCACTATTCCTTTGAGCTTAGAGAAAGAGCTATGGGAGTTAGGTACGACAGCTATCTTTGCGACATTAATTCTCTTGAGTGCTCCGAGA